TCTTGATGACATAGCAAAGCTAAAGACTTACAAGACACAACTAATGATTGAGAACGATGCTTCCTCAAGTGGAGCGCAGATTATTGGTTTATCAACTCGTGACAGGGACATCTCTATGAACAGTAATGTTCTTGCTACTGACAAGAAGAACAGGCTTTATGATTTGGTTGCTCAAGACACAGCTAATGATCCTGAACTACTAAAGATACCCGCTTTAAGGGATGCTGATATTGACTGGGAAGACCTGGCCAAAGCAGCCAAAGCACAAAATATGGTATCGTTTTATGGAGCCGCAGAAGCCACACAAGCAGCCAATATTGAGGCAAAGTTCTCAAAAGTGCTACAAGCAAAGGGCTTTACTGTGATAACCAAAGACGAAATAAGAGGGATGTCAAGAAAGATTGACTCTCTAACCAAACAAGCTGAGAAAGTTGGGGCTACGACTACCGCCTCTGAACTTCAAGGCATCAAGAAAGAACTAATAGAGTTAGTCAACAAGAATCAACCAATTGGTAGGAAGCTAATGAAAGAAGCCTCTGAGATTCATCCAGATGTTGAAGACTTTGTAACGAAACTGACTAATGTTAGGCGGGGAATAGTGGGACCAAAAGAGTTCCAGGCCGTTTCTACAATTATGTCAAAACACCTTACTGCCAGAGCGCCAGTGACAAAGAACTTTGTTACGTTCTGGAACAAGGCAGCTAAATCCTATGTGAAAGACACAGGTAGCGTTGATATTCCTTGGGTAACTTTCGACGGGAAGGAACTCAAACAAACGGGATATCGTGTTGCTGTTCAAGAAAGAATAGAATTTACTGACCCCGTGACTGGTAGGAAGATTATGAATGTCTACGAAGCTGTTGCCGAAGATGGCAAGCTAAAGGGCAAGTCTTCCATACAAAGTGCGGGAGGAGGTACAGGTGTAAACGGCAATCATATGAATGATGCTACGTTAGTTCGTAGGTTTCATCTATGGGGTCGTAAGAACAAAATTCCAACTGCCTCAATACACGATGCTTTCTTTACTAACATTGGCGATGCTGGTCTAGCAAAGAACGCTCTGAGGGAGATTTATGCAGATGCGGTTGATGGAGACACTCTCCTAAACACGTTAAAGGCTATGAGAAAAGATGGAATGAAAAGATCAACCTACAATAACTTAGTGAAAGAAGCTAAACAGTTAGGTTTATTAAATCCAGAAGGTGGAATCACTCGTAAGGATATACTAGCACCAATACCAGAAGGAAAATCTTGGTATGGAATCGGTCCATAGTGGATTGAAAAAAGAGATAAATAGTCCGTGGCTATTATCTACACAATTTAACTTCAGTCTGTGACTGAGAAGGATATAAGATGAACGAAGAAGTAGAATCAGTAGAAGAGGTACTCGAAGCGGAAACCCCTGTGGTGGAAGAAGCGGTTGAGGCTGTAGAATTGGAAGAAGATCCCCTTGAGAAAGTTGTTAATGAACGGCTTTCCAAAATGAAAGCAAACATGGATCGCATGGTATCTGAGCGTGATGCAGCCCTGAAGGTTAAGAACCAAATGGAAGCTGACGTTAAAGCTGCCAAGTTAAAACAGTTAGAAGACGAGGGCAAGCTACAAGAGATTGCAGAAATGAAGATTGCAGACCTTGAAGCAAAGCTTGGTGTTTACGAAGCTGAAAATACAAAACTAAATCGTGATGCAGTGCTTAATACTGCGCTTAATGGGCTAGACTTCAGGACTGAAAGGTCCCGTGATATGGCTCGTAAAGACATTATGGATCAACTATCCCAAGACCCTAACGGTGCTTGGCGTCATACTTCTGGTATGCAGATATCTGATTTTGTTGAATCCTACGCAAAGAGTGAAGACAACTCTTTCTTATTTCGTGTTAAGTCCAATTCTGGTTCTGGCACTTCAAACCCAACCCCTGCTCCTCCAAAAGAGGAACAAAAATCTTTAAGAGAAATGACATCTCAAGAGATGCTTAACTTAGCTGCTAAAGGTCAGTTAGGCAACTTTAAATACTAAATAGCTATAATAAGGAATATACAATGGCTAATATCATTACAGACACAGACTTTCAAAACGTAGCGCTTGCTATCTCTGCTTACTCAGATGAAGCATACACTAATGCAAAAAAATTGAACTCAACAGGAATTGTTGGGTCTGACAATAATATCACTGCTAACGGCGAAAGCTTTATTGGTCAGTTCCGCTACTACAAACCCCTCACAGCAAACATCAACTTGGCCTCGCTAAGTGTTGCTACAGACGGTGTTTACACAGACATCGAAACAGACATTGCTAACTATGTCAAAACAGTTCGTACCTTCGGTGCGCAACAAGTTAACTTGCAAGAAGTAATCTCAAAGCAAGACGGTCTTGCCAAGATTGCTCGTGATTTTGCTGAAGTTCGCGCTCAAGACGAGCATGACGCAGTATTGCAAGTCCTCAAAGGTGTTGCACACTCAGAAGTTGCTCGTGGAGACGCTGGTGGCAGCGGCAATGGTGGTCTTATTGAATTTGATACAGACGCAGATGCCGAAAACACAGGCAACTTTGTTGACATAAACGCTGAAGGTGCTTTTGGTGCTGAAGCGACAGGTACCTCCGATGAGCGTAAGCTTTTTGATGCTACTGCTATGGGTGCTGCTCGTGGTGAGCGTCTCTTCCGTTCTATTGGTATGGGCTTCAAAGACTATGAGCCAGACTATATGTATCTCGTAACCTCACCAGAGCTAATGGCTGAGATGCGTGCTGCTAACCTCGTAGATGACACAATCATTGTAGATGGCAACCTTGAGTTCTCAACAATCTTTGGTGGCAAATTCCGCTTAATTTTGACTCGTGCTAACCAAATGCTCTCTGGCGCTTCTGCTGGTGATTTGAATGCACAATCAACCAAGTGTACCTTTGTTATTAAACCTGGAGCCGTTTCTTCTGCTCCTGTTGGAGTTCCAACTCCAGTTGAAGTTGACCGTAATGCGGCTTCTTACACAGGTGGTGGTTCAACTAACGTATGGTATCGCTATGGCTTTATTATGCACCCGAATGGATATGACTGGAGTGGAGCAACAAACGTATTTGCTTCTAATGAAAAACTAGGTGATGCTACTTCTTACTTACGTAAGTTCCACGCTCTTAACCTTGACATTCTGCCAATCTTCCACTCATAATAGAATTGGAAAGAACTAATGGCACTAGTACTAGGCGTAAACAGTTATACTACTTCTGAGGTGGCAGACCGCTATTTTGAGACAAGGATTGACGCAGCCAATTGGTTTGAAGCTAATCAAGAACTCAAAGACTCTGCCTTGGTTACAGCTACAGGCATTGTAGATGATCAAGAATGGATTGGTTCTGCCGTTAGTTCTACTCAGCCCCTCGCGTGGCCCAGAAACAATGCAACCTACTACGACACTCGTATGGGTTGCTGGATAACAATACCTAATGATGTTGTTCCAGATCAGGTCTATGAGGCTGTGTTTGAGCAGTCTCTACACCTGTTAGACAACGAAGACCTCCTACAAGGAAAGGTTCAAACCTTTGAGTCTATCACAGTAGGGCAGATCAGTCTAACAGACTCTAATGGGGATGTTCAATCTATCCCTATGCAGTCAACTCTCGTCAAAAAGAAGTTAAAACCACTACTCCAAGGTAACTCTGGTCAAGTGGGTTCTATTTGGTGGAGGGCTAACTGATGTCTATGGTGGCAACACTAAAGAACGCAGTTAATACTGCTTTCTTCAAAGCGGGAGACCTAGTGAAGATAGGAACTCTCTCTGACAGGTCTGTTACAAGCTATGACTTTTCTACAGGCAAAACAATTGGTGTAGAAAACACTCTAGAAAGAGAAGTTATACTGTTTACAAAAAAGCTACCCAACGGGGCTGGCTGGTCAATAGACGGTATGATGAAGTCTGGGGTTAACATTGATGCGTATGACACCCTCACTGTTGAGGGCGTAGTGTATAACATTACAAACATAGAAGATGATGATTTTTCTATTAACCTTTATCTGTCAAAGGAAAAGGGATAATGTATAATACACTTATAGAGTCTATTGAACGTATTTTTGTTTCACCTTCTTGGACTTCTCTTGATCTCATTGCAATTTATCCTGATAACTATCAGGGTTCAATCAGTGATCAAAATGAGTTCTGTCGTTTAAACATATTACCCTCTTCAAGCGAAATACTTGCCTTTGGAGGGCTTGGCGACAATAAATCTTTAACAGGTAATGTTATTATTACTATTTTTGTTAAGGCGGGGGAAGGTCAGAGGAGAGTTGCTGAAATAGCTGACTCTTTAGATGACTTCCTACAATATAAAGCTCCCGCTGCTGGCCTTGGGCTTGGCTCCTCCTTTATTGATATTGGAGGCTTAGATCCGAAGAACGCTGCGCTTTATAGCGCAAGCTACACAATACCATTTACATATTATAAGGAATAAATACAAATGGCTCACATTTCAGACTTACGTGCAAGTATCTACTCGTATCTTGACATCCATTCAGTTTTACCGTTGAAAGAAACGGTTCTTTCTGAAGAATTTGCAGCGCTTTTTGTTGGAGACGGTTCTGCGGAGGGTGACACAACAGGCGTTGCAGCCCTATATCGGATGCCTTCTGTTCGTGAATTCCCTGCTATTGGTACACCTGCAAACGTTGTTAACGTACCTGTCTATGGACAACCTATCTCCTCACAGGTTCAAGGACAAGCAGATGCACCGTCTATGGAAATCACAATTAACTTTAATGCGGAAGACGCTCAAGAAATCTACTTGCTAGAGGGCAAGCAGGTAACGTTCCGCTTTATGATGACAGCTGGACCAATCACAGAATTAGATTCGTTCAAAGCAACAATCGATCAACCAAACACAGAGTTCTACTTTGTTGGTCGTATTGAAGCAATTCTTGTCAACCCAAGTCTTACAGATGCAACAACTGCAACTGTGACTATTTCAATTCAATCAGACTTTGTTGGCCCTGCCACAATAGCGTCTGCCTGATATAACAAGGGGGTTTCTTTTCTTAAAGGGACCCCCAACCCAAAGAGAGATATTATGGATAAACCATTTAGTAAGAGCTTCGTTATGCGTACGACATTCCGTCATATGCGCCGAAGTGTCGATATTAGTATTCGGAAATCATTCGAGAGATTCCAAGATTTTGACAAAGACTCAGAGATGGGTTCTGAGATTATGGAAACACTTTCAATTTTACATACAACAAGAAAAATGCTTGATGACTTTCAAGCAAACAATTCAGAATTATTTACAGAGAAAGATAAGCTATGAAACATTTAGTTGGTAAGCCAGTAACAAAGAAAATTGAGTTTATGGACTCAGAACTTGAAATACGCAAACTGTCAGTCAAAGAAGTCCTGGCTATACAAGGTCTTGTTAAAAAGCAAAACAAGTCTAAAGCAGAGGACTCCCAACTTGGGCTATTGCGCGACATTCTCCGCATTGCCGTTGTTGGTGCAGAAGACATGTCAGATGATGATTTTGATACATTCCCACTTGGGGATCTGTCTAACATAACAGAAGAAGTAATGTCCTATTCGGGCTTAAATAACTCTGAAGAATCGGGAAACTAACTACCACTGAGGAAACGATCTTTGAGATAGCGTATCACCTTCATATGCCAGTTTATAAATTGGAAGAGGAGATGCCCTATACAGAGTTTCTAAAGTGGGTTTCCTTCTTTGAAGAAAGACCCTCTGGTTGGAGGGAAGACCAAAGAACCTATATGTTGTTAGCAGCGGCAGGGGTTAAGGAAAAACCAGAATCCTTATTCCCTTCGTTGAACCATATGCAGAAGGCTCAACAAGAAAAGCTTGACAAAGCTCCTGATAGAGTGTCTCCAAAAGGACACATTCTTCAGTTAATGAGTAGAGCAGTTGGCGGTGATGATGGCGTTACCGTTGCAACTCTTAGTTCGGGAGAACAAGATGAGTAAAAAGTCACCTATCAGTCTTAAGGTTGTTAATTTTGATAGAGAAATGAAGAGAGTTGAAAAAGAGA